GAAATTACAATTACAGTTTCCTAAAAAGACATCTGAAGTAGTTATTCCTACTAAAAATGTAGAAGGTAAGACAGGAACACCTCAACTTGGAAGGATAAAATACCAACCAAGGAAGCCAACTGTAACATCTCCTGAAAGTGTTAATACAAAAATTAAACATGGTTATGGAGATAAATTAAAAGTGGAAGCTCTACGAACAGATCCTAATTTTAAAAATCTATCTCCACCTGCTCAACAGAAGTATCTTGAGTTTATGCATAAACAGATAAAAAATAATCAGCCTATGGATCGTAGTCTTATAAAAAGTTGGATGGGTAAAGATCTTTCCCTCACTCAAAAAATACAAAAAGATTATATTCAATCTAGACGACTTAAAGTTATTAATGAAGAACTTAGAAAACTAAATAGGGAAGAGAAAGCTGCGGGAAGAAAAGGTGATAAAATCAGAACAATTATAAAAGGAATTAATAAGCCTAAACGAGGGAAATAATGGAAAATGATAAACTTAATTCACTATATGAAGCGGTAGCTACAGAACTATTAACTAGGATAGAATCAGGTGAAGCTAAACCTGCTGACCTGGCAGTAGCAGTTAGGTTCCTCAAAGATAATGATATTACTGCTATACCTGTTAATGATAATGCCTTACAACAACTAATGGAAAGTATGCCCTTCCCTAGTGATAAGGATATAACTAAAGGTAAAACCTCTTTCGATTGTTAAACTATGCCTGGCCCTACTATAGAAACTGATAAAATTATTCCTGAAAGAGAGGATACACATGATAAAACATTTGGACTTCAAGAAGAATTGAATCGTATTTTTAAAGAAGAAAACAAATCAAAATGGAAAAAAGGACAAACAGGAGAAAAAATATATCCTTTTCCTGAAACACAGGAAGATATTCTTGATAGATATGAGTTTCCAATGAAAATGCAAGATGGAGACATAGAGGAAGAAAATAGGATAATGAGAGAACCTTTCTTCGCTAGACAAGAGTTAGATACATGGGCAAATGGTAATTTAATTGTAGATCAAACTAGAACATTATCTTATTTTAATGGTAAGAGACTGCCTGTCCCAATAAACTTCTATAAAGGTATTACCAGACAAAAAGATGATCAGTTTGAAGAAGTTGCCCCTTTTAATATCTCTAATTACTCAGAAGGAACAGGAATGTTTTTTAGTACTAATCTGGATGATGCATTCCTATCTCCTAGAAATACACTCCCTGAATTGGAGGAAGTTAGACTTACTAAACTTCAAGAAATTAAAAACTCTAAAAGGACGGATAATAAACGAGCCTCAACTCTACAAGTTCATATAGCACCTAAAAATGGTCTGAATTTAATTACCTTTAAGAAAGGATCTACCTTTATACGAGATCCTAAAGATTATGAAAAAATCCTATCCGCAACTAGACAGTTAATACTGAAGAATGATAGTAAATTAAATGAAGATCAGAGAGGATTAACTACCTTCGATTTTAATAGAAAATTATTGGAAGTAGGTAATAATGCTGAAGACTCTATGATTAGAAAAGCTAATATTACTAAAGATGGTGAGATGTTTCTATCTAATGATCCCTCTAATCCCTTACCAGGACAGAGATCCGAACAATCAGAGGAGACATGGAGATGGAAGTTTCAACATCCTGATAGAAGAGGACAATTAACTCTAGATGAATTAACTTCCTTCATGCCCTCTAAAGACTTCTCTGATATAGCTAAAGCTGCAGGGTATACTTCATCAATAATACAATACCATCCAGATAGTCCATTTATGAGAGAAATATCCATAGTCGATGATCCTAATTCCTTCTACGAAGTTGTCATTTATAATACATAAAGCTTAATTACCTTAATCATTGATATTATTATATATGTTTAATTAACTCCCCTTATAGTATAGGGGGAGGTTAAATGTATATAACAAAGGAAGGATAGATTCAATGAAATATATATTATTAATTATAATTATATTATTAATTACACCCTACTACTCCTTTA